GATCTCGTCTGGATCTGTTATGTTTTCTGGGTTTGGGTGGAATGTAGTCCATGTGGTATCCCGCTTTACGTGCAGAAACCTTTTGGTTCCGGGTGTGGTAATCCCCATGTAAGGAGCAATGTGTGTTATTGGCCCATCCGGGGTAATCACATCAACCTCGCCTGTGCTTATTACAAACGGATGCTTTGTGTTGTGAGTAACAGACATCACCAAAGAGCCTGCTGGCATGAATATGGTTCTGACGTATAACCCCGGAGTGAAAACATGAGTTAAAGGCAAGTCAATCTTATCATCAGATTTGCACATTACATACTCAATCTTATCCACCTCGCTACAGGTAGCGAGTACATCTGGGTCGATGTGTGAAAGGTCAAGGTTCATAAGAGTAATTTCTTTTGCTAGGTGATGGTTCACACAATAAACATTACATTAACTTCTTGGAAGTCTAATTCAGCAGCATCGCTTGATCTTACGCACTCCAAAGCAATTTGGGTGGTGGTTTTTGTTGTAGAGTTTGATGATTGACCAACAACTACAGCTGCATATGAACTAATATTGTTTCTACCAGACCCAGAGTAAGCGTAATTTGTGTTAGGCATTGCAACTGTAAATGTAATAAGAAACTCTCCTATTGCTGTTTTTTGAACACTGGATATGTTTCCAGATCCGTAAATAAACCTATTTGTATTTGCCGTGGTGACAGTTCCAGATGTGTCACGGGTCATGTCAAAACTGACCCAAGCTCTACACCCATAAATTGGCGCGCTTCCAACTGGGTTTGGAATATTGGCACTAGCAAGGAAAACTCCATTTGGAGATGTTATAGAGATTCCACCAGATCCAGTTTGCTCGATTGCCATTCCACCATTAGCTCCAGAATACCTAATAATTCTAGCATCGTAGTCTGTCAAGGGATGGACGGAATGAAAGTCAATAAGAGAAGCAGTGCTTGTTGTTATTCCAGTTCCAACCTCAACTTGCGGCTGTGAAATGTTAATAGTTCCAGTTACACTATTCCAGCTTGGTCCACCAGCGAAAAACTTTGCTGGAGTTACTGCGCCATTTGCAATTGCGTCAGTTGTAACCGCGTTAGCTGCAAGTCTGCTTGGAGTAATGGCATTTTGGGAAATTGTTAATTGCCCAGACGCTACTTCAAGTCCACCACCAGCCAAGCACGCTTGAGATGTCATCACTGTCTCGTCGATGATGTTATTCATCTTCGTGCTAGTGATCGTATCAGTAGGCGTAAACGTGTAGGTTGTATTAACTGCACCCATAAAATTATTTCTGTGAGATGATTTGTCTATTTGTCACTGATCCAGCGACTTTGATTGAGTTTATCTTGGCCGAACCCTGCGTTCTTGTCAAGATCATGGTTCCTGTATAGCCTCTAATGCCACCAAGTCTGCACCTAATACTAGCCGTTTCGGATTCTGAAGCGTTTGGTGATGATAATATCTCTCCATTTAGGAATGTAGTGGTGGTTCCAATTGACTCAGCGTTGTCTGGGTCTTCAGAAGCAAACTCAATTAAGTATTCAGAGCTTTGATTTGGAAGACCCTGCATTGTGATTTGTGCATCAGTGTACCTTTTGCGCTCCATAGTCTGCAAATCATAGCCACGTGTGGTTAGTTTTGCTAAAACAGGAGAAGATGTCTTTTCGTCATTGATATTCGACACGCTAATACTGTCGTTTTCACTATCAAAAGCCTCCAGTTGGTGCAATCCACCGTTAGCGGTGACTGCATACAGGTTGTTTCTCACACCTGCGCTTCCAACAATAAGGTCTTCGATCAAGAATCTTGAATCTCCAAAGGTATCTAGCGATTCCCATCCACCATTTAAAAAGTTGTACACCAAAATTGAGTTATTTCCGCGAGCGTCATTGATTCCGGGTGCGGAATCCAACGGAACTGCAAGGTAATACCTGTTGTCGAATAGCATTCCAACTGACTTATTGGACAAGTCCTTGTTGAGCCTGTCAATATATGGCTGGATGTCTTTGGAAATTGGCTCCTCGGCCCCACGAAGGTTGTAATCGTTTAGGAATTCAACACTGTAAACACCATCGTCGGATAGGAACATCATGGTGTTAGCCCTCATCACTACAGACTTACGAGCCAAACACCCAACCTCGGAGGTTAGCTCTGTAACGCTGGTGTCCAACAGACTTCCTTGTGTTCCTTTAATCTGATGCAGGCTATTTCTGTTGAGAACGATCAATCGGTCCTCGTAGAACCCATGCATTCCAACCACATAGTCGGCAGTACCACCGCTAATTCGGAACTGATTTTCAATCTGGTCGAATGTAGTTGTGTCTAAAATGTCGGAAACAGCAATCTCGTCGGTGATCTTGCGGTCAGTATAGGTGGCTGCGTTATATGCTCCTGACTGGTCGTAGTAATACGGAACCCACAGGCGGCGTTGGAAGTGAATTCCCCAAGGAGCACCCGGCTGGTGCATAAATCCACCACCCACGCTGAACTGACCACCAAACTCAATTTGTTGTGATCCTGTTGCGGTGAAATTGGCTACTGGAGCAATAAATTTAATGTTGCTGGTTGAAGCAAATGATACCTGAAAGTCTTTTCCAACAATCGCTGAAAATTCAGGAACGGTGCTTTCATAAACATGAATTACGTCTCCAGCAAAAACAGTGCTGTTAGAAGTAGTTAGGCTTATAGATACTTCGCCATTTAACGCCGTAATGTTTGGACCAACCCCAGTAAATACCTGCGGCTGCGTATATGCTCCTCCGGGAGAGAACGTAAAACCATCTGTAATAGTCGCAACATCGACATTGAATGTGACATTCTGAGGTGCGCCAGTAACTGTTATTTGGAACGTGTCTTGTCCAGTAACTGTTCCAACGGTCTGCGTTCCGTTAGGTGGTGTGCCACCAGTTAGACCAGCAACCGTAATGCTTGTTCCAGTTACCAACCCATGCTCTCGCATGCGAATGGTGACAATGTTGCCAGCAACGCCAACGGTCCCGTTGTTCTGCACCGCTGAAATGATCGGCCTGCCATTGGGATACCATTCCAGTGCCTGTTTGCCATCGCGGAACAGCATCACCTTGTCGAACACCTGAATCATGTCTGTGTCCTCACCTAAGGCAGTTCCAGCAGGATACGGAATGTTCTCTGGGACGTAAGCAATGTTTGCCTCAACCTGAGCCAAATCAATCTTCTTTGCCACCGTATCCAACGCGACAATCACATACTCCTTGTTGTTGGTATTTGGGTCGCTGAACAAGCAGGACGCACGAACATTAGCGTTAGCGTTGTCGTTGATCGGCATCTGGGATAATGTGCCAGTGCCAGAGACAGCAGTAACTCCAGTAACTGGGAAGCTTAACTGGTTGGCTGAGACATACGTCAGAATCTTGGCTCCGTTATTGTTAGTGCCAGTAAAGGTCAAACCAGCAACTACGGCATGCCCACTAGAACCAATCTCAAATCCATGATTTGCAGACATGGTGATGGTCACCACGTTAGATGCATATGATGCAGACGAAATAGTCTTTGCAACGTCAATCAGGTAGAACGGCAACTGCAATGGATCACCACCAACTGTGAGCGCACCAGTCCTAGACACTACCACCTTGCGGGGCTTCCAGTATCCTTCCATGCGTCCGTTCAGGGACTCGCGCACTTCTCCGGGCTTTAGCTGGTTGAGTTGTAACCGCTGGTTAACGCCAGCAAATCCACGATCTCCATCCTCGGAAATCGAGTCGTCCATCCCGCCCGTGGACCGAAATTGCGACATTACGCAAAGTAAACGATCACAACGCCAGAGGTGAGGACAACCTGCGAGAAGTTGCCGCCGATACCCAACCCAGCAGGGAGCGTGATTGACTGCAACCTAGACGCACCAGAGACATTGCCAGAGGCACTCGCCACGGTCGCTAGCACAGCGTCATTCACAACCTGAATCCAGCGGATGTTGCCAGTGTAGGTGGTGGCAGCGGTCGAAAGCACAATGCTTCCACCTTGGCCTTGGAGGTCGTATGCGACAGGAGAGGACATGAATTAAATAAGGTTAAAACCTGCGCCTTGCAGGCATATCTCCAAATGCGGAGGGAATTACCATGCGTCAAGGGGGAACTTGTGGG